CGACGTTCGAGGTACTCCACCGTGACCGTCCGATCACTCGACGGCTCGCGCTCCAGAGCACGATCCCTCTGGTCATCCCGTCACGCTGGTCGCTCGCCATCGATGCTCAGCTTCGTGATCGTGTCACCGCCCTCCCATACTCGATCCTCGGCCACCGCGAAGGTCCTGGTGTCCATCCGGTTCGTTTGACAGCGGCGGTTGAGGCTACCATCACGAATCTAGCGGCAGGGACGAACTTCTATGACGAGTCTGTTGACCTCGCTGATCGCGCAGATCGTGAGCTGCCGCACACGCTCTACGCAGATGAGCTGACTGCAGAGCTCGTCTCTGGGGGCTACGCCGTCCGCGAGATCGCGCACGAACCGCCTCAGATACAGCTGCTCACTGTAGACAGGACACATGAGCAGCCACAGGTGACCACACTCGCATACAATTCATCATTCGGGTGGGAATTGCCACGCGAGGCCGTCGCACAATCACGCATCGCATTCGGCGCTGAATCGTATGCGTGGACACCCGTCAAAACGACTGGTAAAGCGGAAGAGTAATCTTGCGCATCAGATACCGACCAATCTCCTGGTCTGACTGGCTCGGCCGTAGACTCGGCGACCGGCGCGAGGCCCCTCAGATGGTAGAGGCCCCGGGCTCGGTCGGCGTGACGGGTCGCAGTCAGTTAGACTTCTGGAGGTCCCGGGTGGAAGAGGTCCGACGTGTAAGTCTTGGTTACGGCGAATTGTTGGGTCGCTGGGCCAAGATCTACGAACGGACAATGTTCCGCCTCGCCGTACCGCAAAATGGATTGTACAGCGGTTGGGCGATTCGCCATTATCCCATCACCCATGATAAAGTGCCATCGCAGGAGATCCGTGATTACCTTGTCAAGCGCCTGGCATCACACGACCCTGTGCACGCACCCTGGAGGCCGTTCCCAATCAAGTCAGCGCATGGTGCCCCAACATATTCCACCGGTGCGAACAGTTTAGCTTATCATATAGGTATCTTCCGGGATTGGATACCGGAACCGAGAGGTGTGAAGATCCTGATTGGCTGGCGCCAAGGCACGTACCCCAAAGTCGTCAAGACAATCCGGTCGCTCGAACGGTCTCTTATGTCTGATCGAGAAGCCATGCGGACGCGTGTCGTCTACGGTGTTCCACTCTGGGCTAACTTAGTCTTCAGTCCGGTCGGTGATATCCTCACACACATGAAGGAGTCACTCGCTGAGGGCCGACCGGAACGCGATATCCGACTTGGACCCGATGGTCGCGATGTCGTTTACATCGCCGGTGATTACTCAGGCTACGATACCACCATCCAACCAGCCATGCTGAGGTGGGCCGCCGACCTGGCAC